ACAGCATCAGAACCAACATTTATCACAGATAAAAGCGTTACACTGCAGTGGTCAGGATCACATTCACAATGCTTGCAGCAATTAGTAGGACCAAATTGGACACCAACGGGTTCTCAACCATAATTTGGATAATGCAAAATAAATTTATATAATATAAAGAAAGGTTATAAAATATGGCAACTAAAAAATTAGACAAAGAACATTTAGAACAAATTCAACAGCTTCAACAAGATTATGCAGAAAACGCAAATCTAATAGGAAATCTTTCAATTGAAAAACATTCATTGAATAAACGTTTAGATGAAATCGAAGAAACGTATCATGAACAATTAATAAAATTCGAAACGATTCGTGGGTATGAACAAGAGTTAATGGAACAACTTACTAAGCGATATGGAGACGGCTCAATTAATATTGCAGACGGTACTTTTACAGAATCATAGGTTTGAAACATCTTATCCATATTTATAAGAAAATAATTATAGGAAAACATCATGGCAGAAAGAATTGTATCGCCTGGCGTATTTACAAATGAAGTAGATCAGTCATTTTTAGCCGGCGGAGTAGCACAGATAGGTGCTGCAATTGTAGGACCAACAGTTAAAGGACCTGCACTAGTACCAACACAAATTACATCATATGGAGATTTTGAACAAATATTTGGATCTTATTCCGATGAAACATATATTCCATTCGTAGTAAATGACTATTTAAGAAATGGAAACGTTATAACAGTAACTCGTCTTTTATATGAGGACGGTTACAGTATTCCAAATGGAGCATTAGGAGTAGTAGCAAAATCTGGATCTGGTGCTGGAGCCAAAGAGGTAGTTACACACGTACTTCATCCTACTCAAACAGTACTGGGAGCTGGTAGTGTTGTCAACGCAGCATATTTTGAAGATTCAGTTATCAATAATGATGCATCTGGATCATTTGAAATTAAAGTTTCTGGATCATTTACTACAGACACAAGTATACCTGGATTTAGTGGAGCATTTATAGCTGGTAATGGTGCATCCGTTTCAGCGTCAATTGTATCAACAGATAATACTTATATAACTAAAATACTAGGAAGATCTCCTAAATCAGTTGATTATCCAGTATATGTACAATATGAAAATAAAAATGCGTCAAGCTTGTTTAATAAAATGGCTGATGTAACTATTTCTATAGAACAAGTAACAGGATCGAATTATTCATTCTTGCAAGATTTTCAAACTGCAGCGACTCCTTTTATTACTTCACAAAAAATAGGAACTACTGTAAAAAATCTATTTAAGTTTCACACATTATCACATGGCACCTCAGTTAACTCCGAAGTTAAAATTGGTATACGTGACATAAGACCTGCTAGTGAAGTTTCTGATCCAAATGGATATGGAACATTTTCAGTAGAAGTAAGACGTGTTAATACAACTAATATTTTTAATACACCATATTCATCAGAAGACACAGATCGTTCTCCTGATATAGTAGAATCATTTACTAACTTAAATTTAGATCCTGACTCTCCAAGATATATTTCTAGAGTAATTGGTGATAGACATCGTACGGTTACTGATTCTGGAGAAGTTGTTGTAAATGGAGATTATCCTAACTTGTCTAAATTTATTAGAGTAGAAGTAGATCCAGGTGTATCTGAAAAAACAAATAGTGAATTATTAATACCATTTGGTTATCGAGCGTTAAATTCTCCAATACCAATGTATAGTGGATCACTTAATTTATCTGCAGTTTCAAATAGAACTACACAAGTTCAAACTACATACAATAGCAAAAATTATTTTGGATTTAATTTTGATGATTTAAACAACTTAAATTATCTAGCACCAACTCCTACTGCATTTTTAACAACGGGAAGTAATTCAGATTTTTATCTCGGAGATGTAAATCAAGATGCAGATGCCGCATTTCCATCTTTAACAAATGCTTACAGTGGATCATTAAATGATTCATTAATTGCAGGAACATTTACTTCTAATGTCTCTATTAATACTAGAAGATTTATGGTACCAATGCAAGGTGGATTTGATGGAGCTCGTCCTAACTTACCTAAACTATCTGGAACTAATTTAAAAGCAACAAATACATTTGGGTTTGATTGTAGTGGAACTTCAACGGCAGGAACCAAAGCATATAACAAAGCATTTACGGTATTAAGCAACACTGACTTTTATGATATGAACATGTTAATTACTCCCGGAGTAATTGATAGTCTTCATCCATTGGTAACAAGTGCAGCTCGTAACTTAGTAGAAGATCGTCAAGATGCATTCTATGTTATGGATAGTAACGCATTAACAGACAATATTGAAACTGTAATTCAACAGGTAACTAATATTGATAGCAATTATGCTGCAACATATTATCCATGGGTAAGAATTGTAGATCCTGCAAAAAATAAACCAATATTCGTTCCACCATCAGTAGTTGTACCAGGTGTATTAGCATTCAATGACGCAGTAACTGCAGAATGGTATGCACCAGCTGGATTAAATCGAGGAGGATTAGCCACTGCAATTGGAACATATAGAAATCTGACACAAGCAAACAGAGATGACTTATATGAAAATCGAGTTAATCCTATAGCAAACTTTCCTAACGAAGGTATTTGTATTTGGGGACAAAAAACTCTTCAAGCTCGACCGAGTGCATTAGACAGAGTAAATGTGCGTCGTTTGCTTATTGCAGTTAAGAAGTTTATTGCTTCGTCAACAAAGTTCTTGGTATTCGAACAAAATACATCAGCAACCAGAACAAGATTCTTGAGCATAGTGAATCCTTACTTAGAACAGGTAAGAGCGCAACAAGGATTATCAGCATTCCGGGTTGTAATGGATGAATCAAATAATACACCAGATGTAATAGACAGAAATATCATGTTTGGGCAAATATTTTTGCAGCCAACTAGAACAGCAGAGTTTATAGTCTTAGACTTTAATATTCAACCAACGGGTGCAGCATTTCCTGAATAGCATTTAAAAATAAAGAAAAGGTAAGATTTTGGTCTTGCCTTTTTTACTGTTCGTTATATTTATATTAAAATAACAAGGAAATATATGGCTTTAGAAGACAGGTTAAATACCGCAAATCCAGGAACAGACTTTGCTGATTACGGTATTGACAATAATTTTTGGAACAATGCATATTCATGGGAACCAAAAAAACAACATCAGTTTATCATGGAAATAGAAGGAATACCTGCATATCTAATTAAATCATCTGCTAAACCTAGTTTGGATAATGGTGAAGTAACGCTCGAGCATATAAATGTTCAAAGATATGTTAAAGGGAAATCTAAATGGAGTTCAATATCTGTAAATTTATATGATCCTATAGTACCAAGTGCCGCCCAGGCTGTAATGGATTGGGTACGATTACATCATGAATCTGCTACGGGTAGAAACGGATATTCTTCTATGTATAAAAAAGAAATAACATTAACATCACTTTCGCCACTAGGAGAAAAAGTAGAAGAATGGATACTTAAAGGAGCATATATTCAACAAACGAATTTCGGAAGTTTAGATTGGGCAACAGAAGATGTTGTTATGATTGAAATGACACTCCGTTACGATTGGGCATTCTTAAATTTCTAAAAATATTAAAACATACAATTAAGGTAGGGGCGATAACCCTACTTTTTTTGTGAACATATATTTATAATAAAGTTATATAAAGGTATAATATGAGTAAAGTTACTGATCGTTTAGGCAATAAACAAATCGTTGAATTAGCAAAAAAACAATATGAACAACGAAAACAAAATAGCAAATTTCCACCAAATATTATAAATTTACCTTCACAAGGAAAAGTATATCCAGAAACTTCGGTGTTAAGTTCCGGTCAAATTGAAATGCGTCATATGACTGCATATGATGAAGACATACTTTCTAATAGCAGTTACATTAAAGAAGGTATTATTTTTGATAAACTATTAGAAGCATTGATTGTAACTCCTAACGTTGATATCAATGAATTAATAGCCGGAGACAAAGAATGGTTAGTAATTTCTTCAAGAATATTAGGATATGGCAATGAATATCCAGTATTCATATTAGACAAAAAAATAGAAAAAGAAGTGTCAGCAACAATCGATTTGTCTAAATTAAAAGCTAAAACTTTTGACGAAACCGCTGATAGTAATGGGTGTTTTGAATATATAATTCCTAGTACAAAAGACATAATAAAATATAGATTTTTATCTGCATCAGATGCATCAAAAATACAACAAGAAAGCTTAACGTCTACATTTTTAAAAATGTGTATATATTCTGTAAACGGGGACAGCAGTGAAACCGCAATAGAAGAATATCTAAAATATGACTTGAAAGCCATAGATAGTCGAAAATTCAGGAAACACATCGTAGATAGAGCACCTGGTATAGATTATAAAACAACAGCTGTAGGTGAGAAAGGAGACACCTACGATGCCATGTTTCAATTTAACTCCGACCTTTTTTGGTTTTAAGCCAGAACATCAAGTACAATTTCACAATCAACTATTCGACTTACTGTGGGCAGGTGAAGGACGTTGGTCTTTTGAAGATATCTACATGATGCCTTTGCGCATTAGAAAATTATGGATATCCAGAATCAATAAAATGCGCAGTGATGACGATGAAGATCAAAACGAGCAAATAGAACGATCTAAAAATCAAATTCATTATCCACAGTTCAAAAAGTAGTTGTGAAATATTTATAATAAAGAATCTTGTATTGAAATCTAAAAACTACATATCAATTGATCAATTAAAACGTCAGCCTAAACTAGGCCAAACGCCAGATCCTAAAAAATCCAAATCCTTCAATGAGATGTTAACTGAGCTCAAAGACATAAGTAGCAGTAAAGGAATTACTGACTTATCTAATAATATTGAAATATTTCAACAATCTTTGACCCCGGCAAAATTGGCACTAGCTGATATGACTACCATGTTATCTTCAACTGTTACCGAATTTGAACAACTATCAGCTGGTGTAGGTCGAGCTCAAGCATATTTTAAAGATTTTAAAGATCAAACTAATATTACTATAAAAAATCTTTCTTTTTTAATTGAAACTCAGAAAGACTTGCAAAAATCATTTAAAATGAGTTCAGCTGGAGGATTTGACTTTGTTAAACAATTACGAGGAATTACCGTTACAGTCGACAAAGTTAAAAAAGCTTTAGAGATCGGCGACGCTAAACTATTTAAATATGCAGAAGGATTAGGAAAAATTACAGGCGGATTTATAACTTCTAAAAACGCCACCGACGGAATGGTAGACAGTTTAATAAAATCGCAAGCATTTTTACAAAATAATCTAGGTGTGTCAGAAGAAGCCGCACAAAATTTTGAATTATTTACTAGATCAATGGGTAAAAATGCAGTTGCTAGTATTGCAAATATTACAACCGTAGCCGAAACATTTTCAAAAGCAACAGGACAGGATCAAACTCAGTTAATGGCACAGATGGTAGAAGACATTTCTAAAATGGGCGCTGATGTAGCCACCCAATTTGGACGTGTTCCTGGTCAACTAGAAGCAGCAACAATGAAAGCCAGACTGTTAGGAACATCGATGGAACAATTGAGTGGGGTAGGAGAAAAATTATTAGACATCGAGTCAAGTATTGGTACTGAAATGGAATTGCAAGCAATAAGCGGGCAACGTTTAGTAACTGATCAGGGTAAAAGTTTAACCAATGAATTCAGAATGGCTCAAGTACAAGGTAATGCTGTCAAACAAACAGAATTAATGCAACAGTTTTTAGAAAAACATGGAGATCAATTAAAAACTAACATGTTCTTCAGAAAAAAGGCATCTGAATTATTTGGTATAGATAGTGCTAAATTACTAGAAATGAATGCTGCATTTAAAGTACAAAGAGACTTAGGAGTTGAAAGTTTAGTTGCAAAGGCAGAAGGAAATTTAAAAACACTAGAAGTTAAATTAAGAGCTGATAGCACGAAAACAGCTGATGAGATAGATGCCATTTTAGCTAGCGCAAAACAAGCTAATATAGACAGACGAACACCAGCAGAAAGATCTGCAGATGCATTAGAACGGATAGATTCAAACATTGCATTAAGAGGTATGGGTACAGGTGATGGAGCAACATTTGTTAATGAAATTAATAAAGCTATTCAAGTTCCAATAAAGTTTGCAGAAAAAGCAGCTGCAACATTCGAATCAGAAAAATTTATAAAAGGAATAGGAGGTCTAGGTATATTATCAGACCGATTAAACTTAGCAGTTACACCGATACAACAATTAGGAGAGTCAATTCCTATTTTAGGCGAAAACATTTTAAAGTTATCTAAAAGCATAACAGGTTTAACAAGCTTTGTAAAACAACCTACTGCAGAAGTAGTCCCCAGAGCCACCACCACCCCAGCCGCAGGAGGATACATATCAGGTCCGGGTACTAGCACATCAGATTCAATACCTGCCAGATTATCTGACGGTGAATACGTTATCAACGCCGCAGCTACTAGAAGATATCGTCCATTATTAGACAAAATTAACAGCGGACCAGTTAAATTAGCAGCCGGGGGAATGGTTTCTAATAATGGTAAAATGGAAGCTCTTTTATCAAGCATATTAACAACATTGCGAGGTAACAATGTTTTAGGTGAAACATCAATGAACGGAAGGAAACGAGTGTAATGCCAGAAAATACTACATATCCAAATGCATCGTATTGGACACCACTCCAAGCTAAAACAACAAATATTACATTAGGCGATTCAGCAAAAAAAGCAACAGGATTTGCAGCTGGCGCAATTGGAAGTTTAACCGGTATTCCCATAGTAACACAAGTTGGACAAAGTTTAATAGATAGCACAGAAAATTATTCTATTAAATCAAAATACGCAGTTTCATCACTAAAAGCAATGAAATCCACTGACAATATTGGAATAAAATTTCCTGATTTTCGAGCTAGAAAATTTGGAGGTGATAGCAATGCTCTAGTTACTAAACGTTTAGACGGTACCGCTGCAGCACAAAGAACAATATTTGATAGATCGGATGCTGGTAAATTTGAACAGTCGATTAGATCTACATCATATGCAGCTGCTTCAATATCGCCATTTGGACCTTATTCAGCTTTTAACTTGGAAACACTTTATGGTTGGGGCGATCATGATAATCCATATGCATTTCGCAACGACTTTACCGCACAAAGTCATGTAGCCACAGTGTGGAAAACAACGAGTACAGAACAAGGAAAAGCTGGAGCAGAAAAATATAAACAATCAGGCGAATGGCAGCCTACTAAAAATTTAGTGTCTAAAATAACTCCGTTTCGAGGCGACAAAGTTAACGTTATAGATTTTGGTAAACGCACATTGAAAGATGCATATCGTTGGCTGCCAAAACCTAAAATATTTGGAGCCGAGTTTCCTGACTTTACAAAAACAGGATTAACTTCTGATTTTATAAAGTTTTTTTTTACTGGACCTAAACTTCATGCAGGATTAAATAATGCAGATGATGTAACCGACGACATAATAGTTTTTAGAGCAACAATAACTTCATTGTCAGATAGTTTTAATGCAAACTGGCAAGGATTTCAATTTATAGGTAGGGGAGATCAAAACTATCAATACGGAGGATATACCAGAGACTTAAGTTTAGACTTTACAGTATATGCTACAGATAGAGACGAAGTTAAACCAATATGGAGAAAATTAAATGCACTCGCCGGATATACTGCTCCAGAATATACTGATGAAAATATTGCATTAGTTGGTCCTTGGATGCGTATAACTATAGGAGATTTATTCAATCAACAACCAGTAATATTAAAAAGTGTAGGCTACACATTGGCTAATGCAGATGCTCCATGGGAAATAAACATTGAACAAGATCCACAAATGATGCAAACGCCACACAAAATAGAAGTTAACTTAACATTAACTCCTATCACAGATTGGTTACCACAAAAAGGCGGCAAGTTTTATTCGTTGGCTAAACGTCATAATGGAACAACTGGATTACCATTACCAGGAAATGATAATTGGTTGAGTAACACAAAACAAAATCAAACATTAACACAAGAACAATTAGCAAAATTATTTGAAGATCAATTAGACGACAATCCTACAACGGGAACTGTAGACGATACTGAAGTCAAAGGAAAGGTAAATGAGTAGATATTCAACAACAAGTGTAATAAAAGACGAAAATGGCAAAAGAAAACGGTCTACTACCATTGTGCCAGCAATACCAACTTCTGCAGACGACACATTTATAATTACTACAAGTGCAGAACGATTAGATAAATTAGCAAATACATTTTATCAAGACGTTACATTGTGGTGGGTTATTGCGGCATCAAATGGATTAGGCAAAGGAACTCTAATTGTACCACCTAATACCAGATTACGTATACCAGCAAAAACAGACTTTTTAGATCAAGTTATACAAACTAATAGAACAAGATGAGTGATATTTTTTATACATCAGTTGATGCCAATCTTCGCAAAGAATTACAAGCTCGAGCTGCGGCTGGTCGTCGGAATCGAACAACTAAAGACATCAACTTTATGGTTAGTAAAATTGCTAACGTGCAAATAACGCCATTTTCTGGTTCTGGAGATGTAAAAACTAAAAAAACTGCAATACAACCTGCAATATTAGGAGGAAAACAGGTTCATCAAGGAGAATTTTTACCTACTGGACCACAAGGATTTATAACAGATCGAAAATTCAAAATAACCAATACAAAACCTGATCCTGATAATCCTGTTAAGCCCGACAGAACCAATACATCAAAAAGAATACCTCCATATTTAACAGGAGTAGAAATATCAATTGGTGATGATTCATTAGGTATAATGCAAACTGCTACTGCAAATGTTACTATTCCAAATCCTGGCCGAGATTTAGATTATTTTGAATCGGTTTATCTGAGACCGGGCCGACATGTACGAGTATTTATAGCTCATCCAGACACTGCTATTGTTTCTGAAGACACCGATGGATTTTTAACTTCTGGGTCAATGCCGTCAACAGAAAAACTAAAAGAGTTGTACCCAAATATTACACAAGAAGAAGAACGACAATATAAACGGATGAACTCATTTGTATTTGACGGCATAATTATTTCATTTACATTAGACTATCAAGAAGATGCAAGTGTCGCTGCTAGTTTAACTATGCGAGGAACATCACAAGTATATACTGACTTATCAATGGCCATGGATGATAAAGTCAAGAAAGATGAATCTAATACACAATCAACTATCATGAAAAATTTTTATGAAGAAATCAATAAAATAGTTGAAGACCAATTGAAAACACCCGAACGCATATTTAATGCTACCAGTAAATCTGACCCTCGTCTCAAAGACGTTAGTTATATATGGGGAGCTCCATATGCTGGCCAACCCGTAAAAAAATACATAACCTTAAAAGCTTTAATTGAATTTGTAAATCAATTTATAATTACAAAAGCTAAATCAATTGTTGGAGATGTTAGTATTGTATTTGACAGAGATATAAATACATGTAAATATTATCCAAATTTAGTTTCTGCTAACCCAGAGACAGTATTTTTTCCAGGTCAAGATAATTACGGTTCAAGAACTTGGTATGAAAATTTTAACAATGATAAACCAAAATTTTCTGATGCAAACAATGGAAATCCAGTTTCATTTTGCACATTGATGTATATTTCTATGGAGTTTATTCAAACAACATTAAATGCTATGAATAAAGAAGAAATATTTACTGTTAATGAATTTTTAAAAAGAATTTCTGCAGAAATATATTATATATCAGGAGGAGCTTACGATCTTAAACTTATTACACATCCAGAAAATCAAAATGCTTTATTATATTATGATAGCAACAATGTAAAATCATTTAGCAATGTTCCACAACCATTTGCTATTCCAATGTTTGCAAATGATCCGATTGGTACTGTAGTTAAACAATTTTCATTTAATGGTAAACTTCCAAGTGATGCTTCAAGTTTAGCATATGTACTTAATCAGGACCCAGGCGAAATAAGTGAATCAGAAATAGCTCCATTTTTATCATATATGTATAGTGCGAATACAGTGACACGTACATCAGATGGAAATGAAACTATATCAAATATTATTAGTGTAGAAACTGTTAAAGAAATACAAGAAAAATACAAAAAAAGACACGATCAATATTTAAATGAATTAAAAACGGCAATTAATAAATGGGGTCAGGATCATACTAATGAAAATCAAGAAGCATTGCATACTGCTATAAAAAATCACATTCAGTATCCTAAAGAAACATTAGAAGACACTAATCAATTAAAAGCTCCAGTAATACCATTTGATGCATCATTTGTGATTGAAGGCATCAATGGATTTCGATATGGAGATGTTTTAGAATTTAAAGGATTACCTGCTAGATATACCAACAATACCGTATTTAGTATAATTTCAATAAATCATAGTGTTTCCTCAATCGGTGAATGGACCACTGATATTAAATGTATTATGAGACCAAGGATTGACTTTTCATGAGAATAAAATCATTTTATAGCGCCAATGAAATAGTAACTGATTTGTATACAACTGGTCAACAATTGATGACTGTAGACAATAAAGAATACATTGGACTATATCATAAATACTCTACAGGCGAAATATATACACAACCAAAATGGAATCCAGAAAAATCAAAAAAACTAATTCAATATAAAGTAATAGCCCCCGCAATTATTGAATATAACAAAATAACAAACGTAAAATTAAATTATGAATCATTTAAAACACATAATATAAAAATTACGAGTCAAAACATCAATGATGGTTTTATTGATAGATTCATATTAAAAAAAATAAATGAAAATAGATTTTATGAAATTAACGAACAAACATATGAATTGTATTCAAACAAAAAAATAGATCCATCACTATACATTGGAGTTAAAATTAAATGGACCATTTCAGGTAGATTACAAACTACAACAAAAGGAACTGTTACTAGTCTAGGCGTCTCGGATAAAAATATTGCTGAAATAGAACAAGCAGAAAAAAAATTACCAGGATTATCTATATTTTTAAATGATCCACTTCAATACTACACAGACAACGATTTTATATCACCAACTGACATCAACGGATTGGATTCGTAAAAATTATTTACTATTATATGTTATATGATAGTGGACTATGAATCTGACGTAACTGCCTGCCTCGACATAATTGCAGACAACAAGACACTCATAGTGCCTATATACACCAATCCTACCCAACATGTATGTGACCAAAAAGTCTGTGCTTTGTATGTTTATTGCGAAAATGACAGTGAATACATGATTCCAATGCATCATACAGAACAAATACGGGGCTTTGCACAACATTTAAACGACTTTTTGAAACTGGATAATATATTTATCCACGACAAGAAGCGGTGGCTTCAAACCGGTGGAAACGATGCCGTATGGGATGTAAAGACTTTGTGGTGGTATACTTATTCAGAAGCATATGATGAGTCTCATTACC